GGTCCAGGAATTCCACAGTCACCGGGTTCGCCTTTCGGCCCACGGCGACACAGCAGACCACCAGCGATTAGGCCCAAGAGGAAAAATAGGATGGTAGCGATTTCATTCATGTCCACTCTTCCCAGTGTAGGATTTTGTCCAAATGTCAAGAGGGCTTAAGTGAAGGCCCCATCATTTTGTCCACTTGCTTGACGATGGACGAGTGACGCGGCATTGCATGAACCGTGGTGATAAAGCCACGGCTCTTATAGCCCTCATTCCTAATTACTCGGGAAAACCAGTCGGCCAGATTGGTATGCAGGTGCCCAAACATTTCATGGTCGTGTTCGATACTAAGGCCCCCGCATTCGAGTTTCTCTTGGGCGTTTTCGTAGTCGTTCCAGGCAGATTTACGCATGCCGGGACGCGGAGACAAAAAGCCGCCGCCCACAGATTTATCTATCTCCAGGCTAAGCGGGTCATACGCTCCCACCATCATGATGCACTTGAAATGGTCGGTCAGATACGCCAAGTCGAACAACGAGATGCCGTCGGTGTGCGTGTCGATATACTCACCCAAGCGCGTGCGAATGCGAATAGCCCAACGTCCTACCTTGGGGCACCACGCCACACCAACCACGCGCTTCAACGTTTCATCACCATTCGGACCAGCCCACAACGGAATGCGTGCCTCGTGACTAATGACATCGGTCCGCGCGACAACGGCCCGAGGTGCTCGTGGCTTGCGCTCCGGCGCAGGTCCACATGCCGAGTCGATTTTCGCGAGCCACGCGTCCCGGTCCTTGAAGTCTGCAACCTGGGAAATGAGCGTGGACTTCAGCTCGTTGAACAATTCAAACTCCGTCTCGACTGGTCCGCCCGTTCGAACGCACATATCCCACTGTCGCCATTTGTAATGTAGACGCCGTATCTGACCATTCAGGATGGTCCGATTTATACCGCGCTGGCGTTCCCGACTCCTGTCCCGATTGCGACGGCTCACGGCATGAAGCTGTGGTGTTTGTTTTCAGGTGGCGCGAGCAGACAGAGCAGCCGCATGGGCTGACCCGGCGAGGCGCTCCAAAGATACACATTGCCCGGTCGCTTCCAGTCTTGGGTTGCGATGGTATCTGATTCGGCTATACGATAGGCGTAGCAAAGGCTCCCAACCACCTTGGTGTAGGTGTCGGTGTGTCGCACGTTGTCCGGTCCCACCACGGTGACGCGCCGCGCGCGGGCCGCTGTGGTAGCTGGACGTGGCGCCCACTGGGTTTTCGAATAATTCATGCACCCTTCCCAGTGTGGGGTTTTTCGAGTTTGTCAAGCCGGTCTGGACTTGGTGTAGACTACCAAGAGCTTCTGGGCCACGTGTTTTTCTGACACTTCACCTATCAAAACCTTATATTGAATTTATTTATAAATATATAATAGATAAGGACTTGGAAAGCCCAGAACCTCTTTATAGTATACACCATGTCTAGGTCCCCGTGACTTGGTCCGAGGTCATCGCCCACCCCTATGCTATCTTTTTCGGGGTCCCCAGGTTGACATATGGCTTTTGCTGCGCACCTCTTAGACGTGGAACCGAAAGACATCGAAAAGGAATTGTTCAAGGCTGCGCCCCATGCTGCGCAGAAGCTTAACACTGCGGCGAAGAAACTGTTGCGCAAGCAGAAGCGCGAGGCTTGGTGGACCGAGAACAAGGATTTGAAGCGCAAGGGTCTTTGATGCACCTGAACAAGAACAAGCTTGACGTGAGCCAAATCCTGCTCACGTATATCGCTCTGATTGGGGATGTTGAGAAGACCGCGGCAGCGCTCGAGCTTGACCCCGAGATAGTGCAGAAGCTTGCGGACGCTGAGGGCTGGAACGTTAAGATTCAGCGCATTACGTTGATGGCCAAGTCTGGGCGCCCAGGCGACTTTGAGCGTGCCCAGAACCGAGCCTTGTGTTTTGTGCAGGGTCACCGCGTTCGGTCGCTGATTGACCGAGTCATAACCCGTTTCAGTGGAATGACAGACGAGGAGATTTGCGCAGAGATTACGGCACAAGGCAAGAACGGTGTGCGCCATGTGTCTGCTCGGTTCTTCACTGACCTCGCCGCGGCAGCCGAGAAGGCGCACAGCATGACCTACGCTGCGCTTGGCGACACCGCGACCGACCGCGCGCAGCGCGACACCGAACCGGACGAGATGAACGCAAGCGCGCTGCACGCGGCTGTGATTGCGTCACTGAATTCGCCCGGCAACTCGACCAAGCCGGCCGACGTAATCGTGCGAGAGCTTGCCGACGAAGTTGCCCATGTGACTGATGAGACAAATCTCAATAGAACCAATTCTAAGACGCCTTGAATTCGAGAACGATTGGCGATTGCGCCGCGAGTTTGAGATTCAATGGTCTGGATTTCGTTGTAGATTAGATGGTTATGATGACCAACGTCGTATTGTTGTTGAAGTGGACGAACCGTTTCATAACGGGCCAAAGTATCAAGCCAAAGATAGTGCCAGAATGGCGCAGGTTATACGCCTTCTATCTCCTTCGGAGGTGTATCGTTACAGCCTGGAGCACAATAGGTTGCAATGTGTGTATCGTGGGTTTGTTATACTGGATTGGTCCGTATGAGTCAGGATGTCTCACTGAGCGAACCGAGCGCGAGCGCGCCCCCCGATTGCGACACTGTGTGCCATTTTGACCCACTCCTGGTGTGCCAAAATAGCACACCTCGCACCCCATTGCGTAGCAACAGGTTGCCCAGTGCGAAAGTGTCCTGTCTCGCAACGAGACACACTAGGCAACTCTTGCCTAGTTCCTCGGACCTAGCGCCTAGGAACTGGACACCTCGTTGTGTGGTCCTAGGTCCTTGTGACTCATGATGTTGCGCGGAGAAGAATAAATCGTGCCACCTTTTAACGAATTTCGGGGGCCGGCCGCGGGGGCGGGCTGGGGAGGGGAAGTCGCTCACACAAGTTCGACGGTTTTATGAAAAAATGCCCGCGCGGGATTTGGGGGATTGACAATTTCTAATTTTCCCCCACTTCTTAGGTGGTGAGAACTTTAGAATCGGAGCGGGAGCGTGACAGAGCCCGGTATGCCAGAGAGAAGGCCCGTAGGTCTGCGGCATACAGAGCGAGGTGGGCTAAACTGTCGCCCGAGGAACGCCGCGCTCGTGGGCGGGAGGTGTGGCACCGGTGGGGCAAACCTTATGCGGCGCGCCGGGTGCAGGAAAAGCGTGCCTTGGTCCAGGCACTAAAAAAGGCGCCGTGTGTGGATTGTCATGGGGTCTTCCCGACTGCGGTGATGGAGTATGACCACCTTCAGGACAAGGTTCGAAACGTGTCGCAAATGGTAACGTCAAAGCGCAGCGGTCCAAAACAAGTTATGGCGGAAATAGCCAAATGCGACCTTGTGTGTGCCAACTGTCACAGGGTCCGAACTGCCCGTCGCCGGGCCGGGTTACCGGCTACTTTTCCCCCCGCGGATTACGAAATATGAGTTATTTCCGCCGACGGTAGGAGATGAGCGCGCTCATGAGTCCGAAGCCGATAACCAGTCCAACGCCCAGGACCGTGATAAATTCCCACGTAGTGACATACCAAAGAAGTGGGTCAAAATGCTCATTTGACCAGTAAGGTGTTTCCCCCATGCCGGCGCCAAAGGCTGAGTGCCCAAATCCCAGGTGCAAGCACCCGTATTATCGGGTCGTTCACACTTGCGCCCTTTGCGAGACGCCGCACCTCGACGCAGAATGCAAGGCGTGCGGCTGGCGCTTTTTTGTTGCGGTGCCGCTTGACGCTCGGGCATCGGTGTGCGAGAGTGGGGTCAATGAGAAAAGACCTAACTCTGACAATCACCCATAAGGACAACCAATCCCAAATCCAGTTCCAAAACCTGGAAAACCTTTCGGCGGCTGACACGTTTATTGTCGTCGGTCCCGGCTACTACGGCTACGGCGTGTCCATCGCCGCCGCCCGAAAAAACTGCATCAAGGCTGGCTGCCCCCGGTCTGCGAAGATGCGGGCCTACCTGGGCGACGAGAGTCTGGGCGCCGGATGTTTTGGTGTGTCCGCGAACAAAGTTTTAGTCTGCCTGGGCGAAGTTTGAGTTGACAAATGACCCACGTAGTGGCACTGGTAAAGGCAGAATATGTTTTCACTCTCGACCATCATCGCCATGAACGCCCGCGCGGACCGCAAGCGCAAGCGTGACCGGGAACGTGCTGCGGCCAAGCGCGCGGACCGCAAGCGAAAGACCGCCGAGGCCACCAACCGCTTTATCCAGGACAACGACCAATGAGAACGACAATCTACAAATACCCGCTGGAAAATGCACGAGTCATTCAGTCGTATGTAACCCACGAAGGCAAGTGTTTTATGGTGTCCACCATTGAGCGCGACTCGTCGGCCGCGGAGGGGCCGCGGCGCTACAACGAAACCATCGTGTGGGAATACGACTGGGATAAGCGGGAGCGGGGAAACATCGTTCATCAGGACGAGGCACCGCGCGGCTGCGTCGAGACGCATTTTCGAGTCTGCCGCGCATTTCATAAGTTTGGCTGCGTGCCCGCCTGGGAATAAGACTAAAATGAAAAAGACCAAGACCAAGACCAAAAAAATAATTGGCCGTCGTCGCCGAAAGGCCAACACCTGGACCAAACCGAAGGGGGCGTCCGCAGTTCATGTCACCTGCGTCGGAGCCGGGGGCGGCGGGGGCAGCGGTCGCGACAATTCGTTGGGCGAAGCCGCTTCACCCCATCTCTATTTTTGGAGGACGCGCGACAACGGCATTGTCCGCATCGACGAGATGGAACAGGAACACCTGCTTAACGCTCGCGCGTTGCTCCGGCGAAAAATCGCGAAGTTCTCGGAAATCGAGGAAGCGATGTCGCGGGAACTTCGCAGGCGGCACAACCGGATACTCGCCACCTACGCGGACCCGATGGGCAAATACAGCGAGGCTTGGTCGGACGAGACACCATGAGCATGGACCCATGTCCGCGTTGCGGCAACTATACGTATCGTTGTGTGTGCCCGTCGCCAGCGCGCCCGATGCAGTGGAATGGACTCGTTGAGTATGGGGGTTTTTTCGACCTGAACGACCACATCAAGGCGTTCTCGGAAAAGGTGACCGGGCACATACGCCGGGAGTTTCGCTACCGGGCGTTCGCGGCGCATCTTTTGGCGCAGCTCCCCGCGTTGCGTAACACCATGACGCCAGAGTCCGCCCAGCTTTTAACGTCCGCCCTCGAGGCGTGGCATAAGGAACTCGACGACATCGCTAAGCTATGAGTCCGTTTCACCACATCATCGCCGAAGCGAAGACCTGGGTCGGGCCGTCCTGGGAGTTTGTCGAGTTGGACGAAATTATTTGGCGCTTGGAAAACGGCGCGGGCGGACTGTGGTATCCGCCCTGGCGAGAGAATACGTGCGCCCGGATAACACTGGGATGGGACCAGCCCATTGACGGGCTGTGGCACGAGGTTTTCCATTCGGTGGCGTTTCGCGCGCCGCTAATACACCGGTTTCCGAACTGGGGCGAGGGCTGGTGCTGCGCGTTCGCCGAGCTACAATCGAACAAGTGGTCGCCCGCGAACATTTTTGGAAGTTGCCCGACGACCGCCTTTGAGCGGCTGTATTCGTTCCCGGCTACGCACCTGCTGACACGGGCCTGTCACAGCCGGCAACAGCTCAAGGACATTTGGTTCGCGTGGAACAGAATGACCGCGGGGGACTTTTCCGCGTATATCGGCTACGACCCGGACACCGGCCAAAGGATACAGCCATGAGAGTTTTTTCGTATCTGCGCGTCAGCACCCGAGAACAGGTTGACAAGTGCGGGCTCGACCGCCAGCGCGACACGGTCAAGCAGTTTGCGGAGCAACACGACATGAGCATCTGTCGCACCTTCTCGGAAAACCAGTCCGGGGGCGTCAACGTTGAAGACCGGACTATGCTGCTAGAGATGCTCGAGCTGGCGCCGGCCTTTAATGTTGAAGCCATCGTTGTGGAACGGTCCGACCGCGTCGCGCGTGACCTGATGGCCCAGGAAATTTTCTTTGTGCGGTGCGCGGAGCGCGGCGTCAAGGTTTTCGCGGCGGACTCTGGGCAAGAGCTGACTGTCGCGGATGGTGACCCGTCGCGCGTGATGTTGCGCCAGATGCTTGGTGTTATCGCGCAGTGGGAGAAGGCTGTAATTGTTAAGAAGCTGCAAGACGGGCGCCGGCGCACAAAAGCCCGGACCGGACGGCCGTGCGGCGGGCGCCGGCCCTACGGGCTGCATCCGGACCCCGCGGTCCAGGCGGATGAGCGGCACGTTTTGAATTACATCCACGCGCGCCGGCGCGAGGGCTGGACGTATCTGCAAGTTGCCAACGGGTTGCGCGAGGGCGGAATTCTTAACCCGTCAGGCGAGCGTTTCTGGCACGCATCAACGGTTTACAGACTTCATCATACGACCATTGACAAATCGGAAAGTTCACACACTTCTTAGGTGGCATGGCAACTACTATCCATCTGGAATGGCCCGCGAATCCGGCGGGTGAACAGGTCAACAACTACAAGGTCTACGAAAGCGTGAACGGCGGTCCGTTTGTTTTCAAGGCCAATACGGCGGTTCCGTCCCTCGACATTTTTAACCCCGTTCCGCAGGTCTATGACTGGCGCGTTCGGGCTGAGAATATCGTCGGCTTGGGTCCGGAAGGTCCGGTGATGCACGGTCCGACTCTTCCGACCGAGCCCGGGCAGGGCACTGTGACCGTCACGGTCACCTAACAGCGCATGGCAATGCAGGATGGAGCAGTGGTAGCTCGTCTGGCTCATAACCAGAAGGTCGGCGGTTCAACTCCGTCTCCTGCAACCAATTTTCCGGGCCGTGTGCTCGGGAATAGTCCAGTCTACGCCCTAAAGGCGACCTGGGAAAAAGCCGAGAGCGAAGTGCGCAGCTCTCTCGGTCGGGGCGCGGGACATCCGGTTAGCTACCGCCCGCTCCCGTTACCATTTTCGACAGCACGGAACGTTTTGGCCGAAGGTGTAATCACACTGTGGACCTCGGCAAGCGGCGTTTTAGCTTCCGGGCTGTCGGCGGGGCAATCGTGGCAGCGAGCAGGGAATGCTCACCCCGTCACGCGTATAGTCGGCGACAACGGCTCAATACAACACGCCGCTTACTTTGTGCAGGGTTCGTCTAAACCAAAGACACGTTCACTCAGAACGGTGATGCCGGTTTGCCCGGCACCCTGCATTTTTTTGGTATGCGAAACTGGTGGGAAAATCTGAAGCTGTGGTTCTTGCTCTCGACGGTTCCGACCGCCATTGCGTTGGACCTGCTCTGGCTTGCCATTCGGGGTAAACAACGCCCGCCCTACTTTTTCTCGTTGGGGCATGCTTACTGGCGTCTTGCTCACTCGATGAATGGCTTTACCAGAGTCACACCCCGTTAAGGGACTCCTTCGCGAGACTGCGAAACTGATTCACGCCGGCGAGATTTACGACGCCGCGCGGCTCGTGCGCGCCTGGGCAGCACAGACCACGCCGGCGATGGCCAAGCAGTCTGTCGAAACCAAGGCCAAGGCGTTTGAGCTTCTAAACATTCTCCTGCACTGGGCCATGAACCATGGCGCGATGGAAGAAGCCGCCCAGTTGTTGTGGACTCCGAACCAGTTTGACCCCCGGCCGAACAACACCAAGCGCGTGTGGTCGGCGGTGGATGAACACGACTTTGGATTGCTGATGGGCGCCGGCAAGCAGTCGAAGTCCTTCAGCATGGCGATTCGGTTCTTTCTGGAGTGGCTGCGAGACCCTGAATACACGTCGGTCCGAGTCCTTGGACCGAGTGAAGACCATCTCGAGGCCAACCTGTTTTCGCAGCTCGTCGAACTGCATCGAAACTCGGCCATTCCGCTGCCGGGGGAAATCGGAAAGCTGTTCATTGGTCTTGACCTGCGAAAGCGGCGCGGCTCCATCGCGGGCGTCGTAATCCCGCAAGGAAAAAAGGCGGCGGGCCGGCTGCAAGGTGTCGCGCGCTTTCGGCGCAAGACTCCGCATCCGGAATTTGGCGAGACTAGCCGGCTGTTCGTGTTCGTGGACGAAATTTCCAACCTGCCAAAAGGGCTGTGGCACGATATTGACAACTTGCTGTCCAACGCCTCGAATCGAGGCGGGCTGAAAGTTTACGGCGCGTTCAACCCGGACGACCGGAACAACGACGTAGGCGTTCGCTGCGAGCCGAAGTTCGGCTGGGGAAGTTTCGACCCTGACCTGCACTTCGATTGGATGTCCGTCCGCGGATGGTGGATTGTCCGCCTGGACGCGATGCAGTCCGAAAACATCAAAGAGAAGCGGGAGATTTATCCCGGCATGCAGACCTACGAGGGCATGCAGCAAATCATCGCCAACGCTGGCGGGCTCGACTCGCCGGGATACTGGACGATGGTGCGCGGATGTTTTCCGCCCATCGGTGTCGCGCTCGCGGTGATTCCACAAGGGCTAACGGTCAATCTGAAGTGCGAGGTGATTTGGTATGACGCGCCGGAGCCGTGCGCGGGCGCGGACCTTGCGCTCGAGGGCGGTGACGCGTGCATGATGTGCAAGGGGCTGTTCGGTCGGGCGACCGGGCTGCGCATGGGTCCGAGTCTTGCGCACCCCGAGGGCGAAACGATTTATTTTCTGGACCGCAACGGGCACAAATCCCCGAAACACATTTTGCTCGCGGAGAAAATTTTCATCATACCGAATGGCGACACGTTCGTCGTCGGAGACGAAGTCATGCGGCTCTGCCGCGCAATGAAGATTCGACCCGAGCACCTCGCGCTGGACCGGACGGGCAACGGGCAGGGAGTTTACGATTACCTTCGGGCGCGGTGGTCGCCGTCGGTCGTCGGCGTGAACTTTTACGAGGGCGCGACGGACGCGCGGGTGTTTATCGAAGATGAAGACACGGCCAAGGAACTTTATGACCGTGTGAATTCCGAGTTGTGGTTCGCTCTGCGACGGTGGCTCGAGTTCAAGTATATGTTCTGCGCATTCGGACTGGATACGTCCGAGCTGTATCCGGAGCTTACGGACCGGCTGTTCCGAATGATTGGCAAAAAGTCACACGTCGAGTCCAAAAAAGAATACAAGTCCCGGCACGCCGGCAAGTCTCCGAACAGCGCGGACGCGTTCACCCTGCTTTTGCAGGCCGCGCGCCGCGGGTTCGGGTTTACGCCCAGCATGGCCGGCGACACCGACGTGGAGCCCATCGAGCACCAGTCGGAGTGGGACCCCCAGGCGCGCGACATCGGCTGCGACCGGACGAACCGATTCGAGGACCTGGACACGGCGCTGGACGACAACGATATGTGATTGGCGAGTTTTTATGGGGTCCAAATTCAATACAAATCTCTTTCCACCAGACGGTTGGGTGTTTACGGACGCCCAGGGCGTGAAGCACCGGTCAACGAGCTTGGCCCGACTCATCTCCCGGGTTGTCAACTACCGTGTCATGAACCGGTTACCGGTTGGGGACCCGGCCACCGAGGTGAATGACCAGTTGTGCAGGAATTTTCCTGGATACTGCCGAACTGGTTATAACAAGAACAGGTTAAAGCGGGCTATCCCGCAGCCGTCCCGAGGTTGTTCGTCATGCAAAAAATCACGAAGGCGGTGAAAAACGCTGCCGGCGCCGTCCGCCGGGTGACAGTCGCCGCCGCCCAAGGCTCCAAAGTGTTTGTTGGTGAAAAACTTACGGCCCAGCGGGTCAGTATTTGTGAGCGGTGCCCAAATTTCGTGGCGAAGCGGCGGCAGTGCGCCCTGTGTGGGTGTTTTGTTGCGGTGAAGGCGAAGTTGTCTACGGAGAAATGCCCGGACAACCGCTGGCCCTTGACAAACGTCTGAAAATCTGCACTTAATAAACGATGCCACTTACGCCATCACGGTCTGAACCAATCATGGTCGGCGGACCTCAGGAAGATTTCCAAGGGGCCGTCTCTCCGCCCGCCCTGTCCAAGAACCTGAAGCCAGGGAACCGGGCCATCAAGGACGCGAATCAGGCCAAAAACATCGTCCTGGTGTTGCTGGCGGCGTCGCGAGAGCGGAACATCAAGAACGCGCGCATCCAAGCGAAGGTTAATTCGGAGAAACCGCACCGGACCGACTCGCTCGAGAACGAGGGACTGGGTTGGAAGGCGAATTTTTCGACCAAGGTCCTCGCGATGTTGGTGGAGAAGGTCGCTCCGCGGTTTGTTCAGGCCGTCGAGGGCGTGAAATACATCACCAACTCGGCGTTGCCGGAGGATATCGAGGGCGCCGCGGTGAAAACGGAGGCGTTCCGGCGGGAAGTGACCGCGCTCGCGCGCAACCGCGCCGGCTGGCGGGATTTTCTCGGCGACTTGGCGCAGGAGAACGCACTTTTCGGCTTCGCGTCGGTCGCGTGGCTCGATGAATTCAGTTGGTTTCCGAAATTTTTCCGTCAAGACTTCATGGCCGTGCCCACGGGCACGAAACCGATTCCCGGAAAAGCCCAGGTGGTCGCGCTCAAGGAGGTTTTTCTGCTTCATGAGCTGTTCGAATTGATTTCGGATAAGGAGTCGGCGAAAACTCGCGGCTGGAATCTCGCAAATACGGTCATGATGATTAACGCATCGATGCTGCAGGACCGACGCTCGCAGTATTCAGCCTGGGAACGCGTTTACGAGGACCTGATTCGTGAGTCTAACCTCGGGATGTCGCACGAAAGCGGCGCGCGGGTCGTCGTGGTGTGGCATTTGCTCGCCAC